TCCCTTGAACCACTTCCCAAACGCATAGGCGCGCCAATCAGCAGCTTTGCCGTCGACGATGCCCTTAAAGTTCTTGATCTTGGCTACGCGGGTGAACTCGAACGACGGCGCGCTCTTGGTGGCCGTCTCGACGATCTGCCCGCCGTGTTGCTTCACCGACGCCGATGGCGTGTAGCCCATCGTCGCACTCTTGATCGACTCAAGCGCCGTGAGATCAGCGACCTCTTGCTCCAGGTTCTTAAGCGCATCATTGCGGGATTTGACATCCGTGAGCACCTCGGCCGGGATGTCGCCCGGATCAGGGTAGGCGTCGAACACGCCCTTCTGCTGCTTCTTGAGCTCCTCGATCTGAGTGAGCTTCTCTTGCAATCTGGTCATTGGACCCTCCAAGTTTATAGATTTGCTTCCAGCCGAAGGAACTCGGCATAAGCCCGGCGAGCATCAGCGATTTGCGCAGCCTTCGCTTCGTCCTCAGCCTTCATCCGCTCGCGCTCCTCTTCGGTGTAGGGTTTGGGCCATGGCTTCTCATCGGCCATCGGCATCCCGTCACCTTCCATCGGCGCGCTCTCCGGCATATATCCAAGCTCTTCCGCGAGCTTGCGCATACGTCCGCACGCCTTTTCGAGATCCTCAGCCATCCCCGTACACAGCCGCCCGTGCTCTGGGTTGGGCATCCGATCCTGCTTGCGCCGTAGTTCCGTGATTTCTGAGATTCGTTGATGTAGCCCGTCCACGGCTGTCAGCACCGCTTCCGAGTGTTGAGCGAACGTCAGACCTGTAAGCAGGGACTTGGCGTCCGTGATGATGGCGTTGTTATTCGCCGGGACTGTGACCGGCGAGTACTCGAACAACTTGAGCTTCTTGAGCAGCGCGACTTGTCGGCGGCCGGACAAGTCAAAATCGGACATCAACCGCGCGCGCTTGTCCATTGGCATTGCCATACGATCGGCCGCAGCCATCAGGCCATTGCGATCGACCATCTCATATTCCTGGACTTGGTAGCCGATCGAGAGCTTCTTGATGACCCTGTCGCGAATCAGCGTCATCGCCTCTTCGCCCTTGGTGGTTTTGCTGATGCGCCCCTTAGTGAAGAGCCCGTAGCCGTCCTCGCGGACTTCGAGCGGAACGCCGATCGGCTGCATCCAGTCGTGTTGCCAGACGATCACGCCCTCTTTGAGGAATCGCCCGAGATCATCGGTAAACGCGCCCGGCATAATGACGTCGCCGGTCGAGTCGAGATTCAGGATGCCCGCCGCATACCCCTCGAACGTGCCGGCATATTGTCCGTCAGCCATATCGGCAGCCTTGACCTCGAACTCAACCTGCTTCTGCTCGATCTGTCCCACTCGATCCATCGTTGCCCTCCTGTGCCGTATGCGGCATCTACCGAGCAATCCTCGGCAGTTGTAAAGCCGTGCTTTACGACTCTTCGTCGATCCTATCCAATGCCGCGCGCTTTTTTTTGGCCCACGCATAGCCGGCATTCCCGCCCCAGAGCGCCCACGCGATGCGGCCGTTCGACGGGAAGCCGTCCTCACCTGGACGGAAGCCCTGCGCGCGCTTGTCGACCTCGTGGCGAGAAAAGAAACTGTACATCCTGCGCACCGTTCGCGGCGACAACTCGCGGCCGTTGACGATGTCGCGCGCCCGTGCAATACCCACCGCCGTCCCACCACGCCCGAACTCGTCGCGCCAATCGAGCCCGCGTTGGGCCTCTGCCTTCATCCCGGCCGTCGGTGTCAGAGAGATGTCCTGCCCGCGGTAACGCGCCTTCGTCGTTGTGTTGTTACTGGCGGATGCCGTGACGTTCGTCGTGGCCACGGGCAGGATCACACATCGGCACCGGGCGCCACCTTCGCATTGTGGGTTGGGCACATCCGGCAGGCTCTCACGTGGCCCACGTTGGCCGTCAGCGGCCCGACACACGCCACACGTCCGCACGTCCAGAATCGCCGAGTAGATATAGAGCCGGATCTCTTCCTGCTTGGCGAGCATCTCAGCGTCGCGTCCTTGTGCGAGCGCGATGTTGGTGAACTCGCCGGCCGTGGCCACGACATAGCCGGTGGATGCCGCGAGCATCTCATCGCGAACTGTGGCCCCGATGTCACCCGCATCATCGCCCGTCACCTGGCTTGTGGTTTGGGCTCTCACGGCCGACCCCACGGCGCGCGCTTGGACGTCATTGGCGATGCGCACGAGTAGCAGGGAAGCGAGCACGGCGATCTGTTCAGCGTTCGGTGTCGCCGTCACCTCGCCCTCAATGCCCTGCTGCCGAAGCTCGCGATTGACCAGGGACGCACCACGTAGGAACAGCAGCAAGAGCGCCGCCTCGACCCGTGTGCGTTGCTCTTCCGTCGGTCGCAGCTCGACCCGCGCATACTCTTCCGGCGGTAGCCCTTCGATCTGACCAACGACGTCCGCGATCATCTCTTCCCGGATCGCCAACAGCAGCGCCGACAGCTGGATCACCCCGGCCTGGTACTCTTCGTCGATGGCCTTGATCGCACGCGCCTCGATCTCTGTCGGCTGGCGCAGGACAGGGATGCCGTTCCACACATCCGCCTTGGTGTGGATATCGCCGCCGTCGTAGGATGCCTCTTCGATGTCCTCTTCGTCATCCATCTCTTCGGCGTCATCTTCCTCTTCCGGCTCTTCCTCGTCTTCCATCTCATCTTCCGGCTCTTCGGGCTCAAGCTCGTCTTCGACCTCTTCCTCTTCCATCTCAAGTTCGCCGATGACACGGACGCTGTTGGGAATGTAGGTATAGTCGCCGTTGGGCAATGGATCGTAGCCGAATTGTGCGCGCGTCTCGTTGAGCGTGGCGACACCCGCCATTAGCGCTTCGATCGCCCGCTGCTCTTTCTCGCCCTGGTTCTCTTGTAGTGCGCGGATGTCTGACGTGTCGAACTCAAGGCGCAACCGGCTTGTACGCAGATCCCGCTCGTAGTCCACAAGCATCTGCCGGGTCAGCTGATTTGCCAGGATTCGCCACGTCGGAATGAGCGCTTCCTCAAACGCCGCCTTGCGCAGGTTCTCAAGGTTGTTGTACGTCGACGAATCGAGCCCGGCCGAGAGCCCGGCGACGATCGCAGGGATGCCCAACGCACCGGCAATGCGCGTCTCTGCCATATTCGAGATGGCCGAGAAGTTCATCTGCTCAGGGTCAAAGCCAAGCGTCTGGACGCTAGCAGGGAAGTCGAGCATCAGCGGCTCACCGCGATTGTCGCCACCGAACTTGCGCTTCCACGTCTGCTTGATCGCTTCGGCCTTCTCGGGGCTCATCCCGATCATCTCTGTAGGCGTCAGGACAACGCCAGGGATCGCCATATTGCGGCACAGCGACGCCACCCATAGGTTGACCTCAGTGTCCGTGAAGATGTTCAGCAGCGCCGCCTTGATGGGCGCCATCCCGTAGCGTGGATTGGCCGGGTTGATCCCGTTGCGGAAGTGGATGACATTCTCGACAGGGATGCGCTCGATCGTGCCGTTCACCCGCCGCTCATAGTAGTCGATGAATGCGGATCCATCCTCTGGCCAATGCGGCTTGATCGACCAGTGCGGCTCATACCAGATCTCGGTTGGCACACCAAAGCCCCGCGCGTTGCGCGCCTTGAGCCAGTAGGCGTTGCCGTCCAGGTGGTAGGACAGCAGTGTTCCGTACCACAGGTCCGTGTCCTCGTAGAACGGATTTGGCTGGCTGATCAGCTGCACCATCGGGTGATCGTCGACAAGCTCGCGTTCACCTTCGGCATCGTACTGGTACACACCAAGCGGTGCTTGTGTGAAGTTGCGCTGCAGCCAGTTCAGGCAGTTCATCACGGCCGAGTTGCTGATCGGGTCCGTGTTCTCGTACGGGAACGTGCGCGGTGCGATGGACACAAATGCCCCGCCGCGGTGCGTGTGCCGCGTGGGGAACTGGAACGCCCTGCCCGCTGCTTTGAATCGTTCGAGAATGCTCATATCGTCCCCATCGTTGCCGTGGCCTGATGGCCGGTCTCTGCCGTGTACGTCTCGCTCGCGTCTATAACATGAATCGGCGCGGTAATTGTGACGCCGTGCGTGGGATCTGTGATCCAGAACGCTTGGCGTGGTGGCTCAAATCCGAAGTTGTTGACGAAGGCATATTCGTCATAGCCCTTGCTGCTGCCGTTGATGATGAGCCCCTTGACGAAGGCGAGTTGATGCCAGTGGCCCATCACCATGTAGTCGTAGGATCGGCGCACGGCCGTCTCTCGCTGTCGCTTGCGCGCATCGCCGAGTAGCAGCGGCGAAAGCATCCCGCTGATGCCACTACCGCCCCGGAACTGATCGCCGTGAGTGAGCAGGTAGCGCGTCGAGAAGATCCGGTACGGCTGGTCTGCTGATTCGCTGATCGCGAACTCGATTCCCTTCTCTTTTGCCAGTAGCTTGCGCAATAGGTGGTAGAAGAACCAATCAAAGTTGTCTTGCGCGCGGTGCTTGGCGTGCGGCTTGCGTTGGCGGCGCCCGTGGTTGCCCGCCACACACGGCAGGAAGACGCGACCGAAGGCATCGCGCAACAGCAGAATGCCGGCACAGATCGGCTCTGCCCAATGCAACAGGCTTTCGAAGATGGTGCCCGCATTCGTCTCGACCAGCTCTTCGTGGATGATCCCGCTGAAGATGTCGCCGCCCAACGCCAGGACGACGCCCTCATACTTGAGCCCTTGCAGGTAGTCGTTACTGATCTCGACGGTGTTGTGGAAGAAGTTGCGCAGCCGCTTGGCAGCGATGTCCCGATCATAGGCGTTGACGTAGTTGACCTCGCGCGGATCGACCACCTCGTCGAGATGGGCATCTGACAAGAAGGCAGTGGCAATCGCGGCTTTGCTACCGACGCGCTCTTTGATCGTCCACGCAGGGACGTTGACGCGCGCCTCTTTGATGAAGCTGAACATCGCCGAGAGCTTGGCCTGCTCTTCGATCTGCGCGCGCAGTTGGTCGTTCTCGGCTTTGAGCGTGACGAGCTGTGCAGCGTCGGTGGTTGCCGCTTCATCGAGTCCCTCGACGATGAGCTTGCCCTTGTGCCACTTGCCGACAGCGGTGTAGACGGCGTTGTAACTCGTTCCCGTCGCCTTCATCACGGTTGCGATCTTCCCGCCCGCAGCCACATAGGCGCGCACAAGCTCGCGTTGTCTGTCCTCGCTGAGTCTGGCCATTGATTTGATACCGCATCGCCAAGCCTCGTCGTGTGGTACCTGATGCGCCAGGGTGAGAAGTCAGGCGCGTCAGGATGCGATTGTCCACCATTTTGTTGACGCCAACAAAATGGTCAGCCGTCAGTATGCGTTGCCCATCGCGCCTTCGAGC